GACACGTTAGCACTTGGTATGACCAATCAGGAAACAGCAATAATGCTACTCAGTCAACTGTCGAAAATCAGCCTAAGATTGTTAGTGCTGGGGCTTTGGAATCCGATGGTATTCACTTTGATGGAACTGATGATGCGCTGTCCGCAACAGTATTAAGCAGTATGGCTAATGGCGCAGTATTTTATTTATTTAAAAGTCAAAGCACATCTGAAAATCAATTATTTGAATTTAATAATGGTTCTGTCTATGGAATATCAGCAACAATTAATTCTGATTCAGATGGAAGGTTAGTAACTTCAGCAGATGCTTCAAATGATTCTAGAAATGGACCTGTTTTTGGGGCAACTGGCGTTACAACTAATCAAAAACATCTATTATCTTTAATTTTAGATTCTAATACAGAAATAACAACAGCTACCATTGATGGTTCATCTATGTCATCAGGAGCAAGTCCAACTGGTAGATTTGATGTAGGCACATCAAGGATGTCAATAGGTCAAAGAGGAGATAATAACTTTTCTGAAGAAAACTCAGTATCTGAGGTTATTATATATGACACCGACCAAACAGACAAACGCAGAGCAATCGAAGAAAGCATCGCTGGTCACCAAGGAATTACCTTGGCTTCTTTCAGTCGTGACGGCTTCGTTAGCACTTGGTATGACCAAAGTGTAAGCGACCAAAGTGATGCAGGAAGCACACCAAACGGTTTCCACGCAACTCAGGCAGACACTACCAAGCAACCTAGAGTTGTTATTGATGGTAATTTAAATCCAAATGGTATTAAGTTTGATGGTGTTGATGACCTACTAGATATAGGGGGAACAGAACGTAACGAGCTTGGGATACAACACGCTGACCCTCTTTCTATTTACACCGTTCAAATACCTCAAAACAAAGCTATATTAGGGGACAACTCAAATAGAGAAATTAAGTTTAGGACTAATAGTGTTCGTTATTATTTATCAACACAAGGCATAGGCGCACATACTTACTCCGTCGGCACGCTATCTTCGACCGCGCTTGCCCTTTTCTCTACTAATTACGGAGGTGTAGGAACCGCATCGAATATGCAAGCACACGTTAATGGAGGCACGACAATCACATCAGGGAGTTATTTAGGAACTTCAGGTGCTAATACAGCAAGTAGCCCCATAGAATTTATTGGCACAAATATAGGAAATAACTATTCAAATTTCTATGGAGAATCCGTTCAGGAAATTATCATCTACGTGTCTGACCAAACAGACAACCGCACAGCCATTGAAGCTAACATCGGAGAACACTACAGCATTGACCTACCATCTGGTGTAGACGCGGGGTTTGACCAAGTAGATGGCTTTGTAGAGACTTGGTATGACCAGTCGGGTAACGGCAATGATGCTACTCAGGCAACTACTTCATTGCAACCTAAGATTGTTGATAACGGGATAATAGAAACTGACCGTGATGGTAAGGTGGCTCTTAATGGTCTCGGTGCTAAACTGAACTTACCTAGTGGTGCGGCTATGTTATCGTCGGATGGCACTTTTTCACTCTTTGCAGCTGTAGATTTTGGCGACCAACGAACTGGTGATGATAGTTTTAACGATATTTTTAAATTTCACGCATCAAGCACAGGTGGAGCAAGTACCACTAGAAAGCCTCAAATATATATAAAAATAGCAGACGGAAGTTTAGTCTCATCTACGCCTAGTTTCAATAATGGGTCTATTCCTGTTAGTGTTAGCACCGTAACAAGTATGCAACTTTTAACAAATATAGCTAATCCTGCTCTGTCTACTGGTAACAATCTAATTTATGCGGATGGAACGCTTCGAGGTTCAGTTAATGACAACACAGATGTAAACACAACTACAACTATAGGTGGCAGTGGTGGTTCAATATTTGAAAATACAGAATCATCAGTTACGCATTTTCTTTCCGAGGTTATTTACTACCCATCCGACCAGTCAGCCAACCGTCCCGCCATCGAAGCTAATATTGCTAATCAATACGGTATAACCCTTTCATAATATGTATCTAATATTTTCATCCGAAGAAGCCGCTTGGAATCGCTCTGAACAAGAAGGTATTTCAATGGGTCTTGCTTATCACACTCAAGGCAGGGGCTCAAGATACGTGACAGCGCCTCAAGAGACCGCTGACCATATGTGGGCTTTAGATGTTTCTGATTATGCCCTCGACGAGTCCGAAGAGTCTGCGACTGTTGATACCTATTTACCCCTAGAAGTCGAAGACGATACCTAATAATTTATGCACAAATCAGCAGAAGGCTTATACACCTCCCTTGAAGGGAAGCGGTATCAATACCTAGACCGCGCTCGCTCCTCAGCAAAACTTACACTTCCATACGTCATGCCAGATGATGGCTTTGGGGCGCATAGTCGATTGGACACCCCCTTTCAGGGCATTGGGGCTCGCGGAGTAAACAACCTCGCTTCTAAATTACTGTTGGCACTTCTACCACCCAATGCCCCCTTTTTCCGTCTCGCTGTGGACGAATATGGACTAGCGCAAGAAGGCGCACCCCCAGAGCTAGTAACAGAAATTGAAACCTCTTTACAGCGGGTTGAAGAGTCCTTCATGGAGGAAGTTAGTAGAGGTACATACCGCACCGCAATACACGAAGCTCTCAAGCAACTTATCATCACAGGTAATGCGTTGCTATACGTCCCTGACGATGGCGGGATTCGTGTGTTCCACCTTGACCGTTTCTGCGTTGAGCGTGACCCAATGGGTAACGTATTATCTATAGCCACAAAAGAAAGCCTTTCCTATATGTCTTTGACGCCAGAGATGAAGGAAGTTTGCGGTCATCACGAAGGCAGTAAGGACGAAATCAATCTTTACACTGCGGTCTGTCGCCAAGAAAAAGGCTGGAAAGTATGGCAGGAAATTAATGGCAACGTTATTCCAAAGTCTGAAGGCTTCTACGGTCTAGACAAGAACCCATTTATCCCTCTGCGTTTTACACGTATTGACGGTGAGGATTACGGACGTGGTTATGTTGAGGAGTACCTTGGTGACCTACAGTCCCTTGAAGCACTCACACAGGCTATTGTGGAAGGCTCTGCCGCCGCCTCTAAGGTTCTATTCCTAGTTAACCCTAACGGCACTACTAGAGCTAAGACACTAGCCGACAGTCCTAACGGTGCAATCACACAAGGAAACGCACAGGATGTCACCACCCTACAGGTAAACAAGTTTAACGACTTCCGTGTAGCACAGGAGACAATCAACGTAATCAAAGACCGCTTAGGTCACGCCTTTCTACTTACCAGCGGTACGGTACGCCAAGCTGAGCGTGTTACCGCTGAAGAGATACGTATGTTAGGTATGGAGCTAGAGTCAGCCCTTGGTGGTCTCTACTCTCTTCTAAGCAGTGAAATGCAACTTCCATTGGTCAATCGTCTAATGGAGGTAATGAACAAGAAAAACAAGCTTCCTAAGATTCCTAAAGACGTTGTGAAGCCCATCATCATTACAGGTGTTGAAGCTTTAGGACGTGGCAATGATTTACAGAAACTAGACCTGTTCCTAGCTGGAGCCGCCCAAGTGGTTGGCCCTGAAGCTATAGCGCAGTTCGTCAAGGTTTCAGAATATTTTAAACGGAGGGCAATCTCCCTCGGTATCAAAACCGATGGGCTGGTTAAGTCCGAAGAAGAAATGGCAATGGAGGCTCAGCAAATGCAACAAATGCAGATGGCTGAGAAGTTAGGCCCCGCTGGTATTAAAGCGTTGTCTGACCAATCCCTTGCTCAACAACAACCAACAAGCGAGGTATAATGGCTAACTACCAATCAGTAACAGTACAAGAACACACCGAGGAAGAAAATGTCTCCCTCGAAAAGCAAGCCGCAATGCAAGACGAAGCGGCTGAGCAACGTAATCAATCACTTCAATCAAACACTGAGGAGCCTCAAGAGGAAGTCTCAGAGGAACGCCCAGAGTGGCTAGACGAAAAGTTTGAAACTCCAGAAGACTTGGCTAAAGCATATGCCGAGCTTCAGAAGAAGCAATCATCTAAGGCTTCAAAAGCTAAGAATGACGAACCTGCTGAAGAAGAAGCAGTTGTCAGCATCAACTCCTCCGTACAAAAAGCGACTGAAGAGTTTGCTGAAACGGGCGCTCTAACTGACAAGACTTTTGTCGAACTTGAAAGAGCGGGTTTACCCCGTAATTTCGTAGAAGCTTACA